CACACGTGTACGCGTATAACAGGTTCATAGCCTATAAATTCCGCTTTTTGTTTAAGAAGTTTGATTTCGAGTTTCTTAAACTCTTCGATAAAGTCGAGTATATCGTCGTCCGTGATTTCTCCGTAATATAGAATTTCGTTACCAATAACGCGGGTGATTTTAAATTCCTCATCCTCCGTGTTAGTGGTAGAAGACATGTTTTATTTTATACTGTAATTTCTTCTTTAATCAATTTTTTTATTTTGGTAACTTCACGTTGTTTAAGTTTGTTTTGTATGCCTAGGTGGTTCATTACATCAAAATCTTGGGGTGTTAAGTTATATTCTTTAAATTTGGAAACGTCACCTTTTTTTGCGTATTCGCGTAAAACCATAAACGTTTGGTGATTCATATGTGTTTTTGAACGACTCTGTATGCTATGAATTTTTTGGTGTCGCATTTTCTGGTTACCGAATTTTGTCCAGAATTTACCGGGTCGAATTGTTTCCGTGTTAATTGATTTTGTAAAATACATACGCGGTATCTTTACGGCGTGTAATGTAAAATATGGCATAATGTCCCATTCACCTTTATATATTTCCTCGTCAAATAGATCTGCATCAGTAAGTGATCTTGCAACTTTATCGAAATTGTCTTCTATTACATCGGGGAAGTTTTCTTGTACGACTGCCCATATATGTCCATGTTCATGAAGTGAGTTTGATATATCTATATCATCTCCTTTACATAGAATATTCTTTACAATTTCTTTAGGTGATTCAAATATATCCTTTTCATATGGAAAGTCTAGATAATAGTAAAAATTATGGATATTCCCTTTACACATTTTCGAAGATAAAATCGCGTTTGGGTGTGTAGGTTTTAGTTTTATTATAGAATCTGGTTCGAGTTTATTTAAAATTATGGTAACGAAATTATCCATGAAATAGACATTTTTTGATGTTACGATAAGTTGTTTTTTTGTAATTTTTTTTCCTTCGGAAACACTTTCTATTATGTTTTTGTAAACGTGTGTATCTGATTCGTAATCTTCTATATAAACGTGTTTATTTGAATGACGTACCGTATCTAAAAATACATCCTTTTTACGAAGTGTTTCTTCCCATAATTCTATACTATTTGTTTCGTCGAATATTTGATTCAGGATAAATGTTTTCCCGTATCCAGAGGATCCGCATATAAAAACGTTTTTATTTTCATCCAAATATTGTTTTACTAGATTTATCTCTTTATCGCGAAGCGAAATTTCACATTTCTTTTTTTGTTTTTTTATAGTAACAAAGGAATCCATGTCTGAAGAAGAAGATATTACTACTCAGGCTTTAGATTATGTTTTAAACAATGATTCACTTCAAAAACGTGTATTAGATCCTTTAAAAAGAAAAATACTTCCTTATATATTGTGTATTGGTTTCTTTAACTTAACGCTTTTTATAATGGTGGCATATCTTGCGAACCGTTTATCGGTTATTCTGTAACAATTTCTTTTAATTGACTACTCCTTTTTGCCATTTCCTTTTCTATTTCTTTTAATTCAATGTTATCCTCGTCGTAACTTAACTTTTTTAGACCTTTATCCAAAACTATTTTATATGGGCTTATCCTATGAATTTCGAGGATTTCTGGTGTATTTATACCTGGTTCGCCGGGTAAATCTTTTTCGAATTTTTTGAGTATATTACTTGGAACTGGTGGTACTTCCTTAACGAGATTATCGTACCTTTTATGGTATGCTCGTACCATTGACTTACCGTGATCTAATCTTTCATCGGGTGGTAATGAAAGTTCGAGTCTAATTTCACGCGAAAATTTACCCCACTCTTGAGAACCAATATTATGTCGTTCCATGAGTTCGTTTATTTTTAAAAATTGCATGACGGTCGCTAAGAGGCCTGATATAATGTTAATACCACCAATCATTGCTGGAACACTATTTTGTATAGATGCTGGGAATTGGTGTTGAGCAAAGTTAGCCGTACCTGTTATTGTTGAAAAGAAAATGATAGGTAATTGGAATAACATACTTAGATTTTTATACAGGAGGTATGCTCTAAAATTCATGTACCTGTAACACGTAGCTGCTTCTCCCCAATCCTGTAAGATTTTTTCGTTTTCTCTACTCCATATTTTTGGACCATCCACCATTTCGATGATTTTTTCTTTTTTGTTGTCACCTGTATCAGAGTCGTTAGTATTATTATCTTCGCTCATACTAATAGATATGAATATTATATTTTTTATTCATTTGATTTTTTTTATTACAATGTTGGTCGTTCCATTTATGAAAAATAAACAAAACCTCGAGTTTTATTCGATACTTGTACCCTTTATATTTTTTCACTGGTCTGTGAATGACGATACGTGTGCATTAACGCAGATGGAAATGGCAATAACTGGTAATGATAAGGATGAAACGTTTTTCGGTCGAGTTATGGGTCCTATTTATAAGATGGATGATACAGATGCGAATAATCTTTTGAAAACACTTTTATTTGCATTATGGTCATTAGTTCAATTTAGGCTTGGGAGGGTAGATCTCAGTCCATTATATTCTAAAAAATAACTTCTTAGTAATTATAAATGAAGGTTAAGACAAAGCAAAAATTGTTAATAGTTGCTTTAGCGATACTTATTGTACTCATAATTTATCAATTACAAAATCCTATAGTGGTTAAAAAAGAAGTTCCCGTTAGAGTTCCGGTTCGTGTTCCAGTACAAATACCAGTCGAAAAGGAATATAGAGCACCACCAATCAAAGAATATAAACCAGGGTACGTCCAACAAATGGGTGTTCTTGTTGGTCCAGATGATGAGACATTACCTTTATATGGCAAAGAGGTTCGAGGTAGGCGTGATAGGTATAACTATTATACGACAACACCTGGTGATCAAATGTATTCGCTCCCAATAACACACGATTCCAGAGATTGTATGGATGATATTGGATGCGGTGAATTTTACGGTAATGAAGCTGTTTCGGTTCTAGGACAAACAGGTTCATTTCAGGCTAAACTGTATAGAACGGATAACTTTTTTTAAATAAAAATATATATAAATAATAAATAATACAATGCTTCATCTTCTTTTAAAAATGGATAAAATTGCTATGCTTGCTTCGCTCATAGTCATATGTGTTTCGCAATCTACCAGGTGGGGTATATGTGGTAAATTGACCCCTGATATTGATAAGATCAAAAATAATGAGAAGTGTAAAAAGGCGACTATATCTGACGCAATTATTACGACTACATGTTGTTTATGTTGTTGGTTTATTGCGCCAAAACTTGCACCACCATCTCCTACTAATTTTCTTTAAATTTTCTTGGTTAATATAAATGAGGATCGATTCATTAAAAACTGAAGCTAAGAGACTTGGTCTTCGCGTGACTAAAAAGGTAAAAGGTAAGCGCGTACCCTTGACAGAAAAGGAATTGAGTTTGAAAATTCAAAGACGACAGGCACCAGCTTTGGAAATTCAAGTTCGAGAAACGAAAAAACTTTTACGAGCGTGTAGATCAATATTTAAAACGATGGATACACCTGTACCTAAACCTAAAACACCTGTTAGAAAACCATCTACACCACTTCCTATCAGACGTATACCAGCTCCACCTCCAATACCACCAGCACCACCAGTTCCACTGCGTCCTATGAAACGTAATATTCGCGCGAATTTGATGACTGCTTTGAAAGCCAATCTTAAAAAACGCGGGATTAAAGAAAAACTAAATCAAATTTCTTAGAAATAAACTTTTTTGATTTTTCTAAGTCTGGATAACTCCATAAAAGCCAACGTGACCAAAAACCAGCTGTATAGATACCTGTTTTACCCCAGTTTTCTCTATTGCTTCTAGTAACATCGAGCATGGATTCGTGTACAAATTTAGGATCTTTATGCTGACGAATCATGTATGGTATGAAACCACCATGTCTTGAGACGTACGCACGCATACGTATAGGATTCCCATGTTTTGTATAATCCGAGTACCCTCTAGTACCAAAATCAACTGTACGTCCGTTTTCGAAAGTAACACGAAACTTTTTATCAAACCTTGGACTTTTTTTTAAATGGACGCGCATCTTATAATTACTGTATATAATTTTCACCACGTTTTTTGCGTTTGTATAGAACAATTCCGAGTGTGAGTGATATTAACCACGCTTGAAATTGTGATATTCCATATGGTTCTTCAATCATAAACATGTTTTATATACTATATGATTTATTACTTTATATTCTTAATGTTTATTTTGTAACCTGACGAGTGTGTAGTGGTGATAAAAGTGGAGTGTTGCGAGAGTGAGTGATATGTATGCACCTGGACTACGTCTAACATTTTTGTTTAAAAGTATCAATAAAGCGACCGTGATTAGTATGAGCGCTGGTAAGGCAAAGAGACTTATTTGTGTATCTGTCAATTTTGGATCGTCCTTGTGTATCATTTATTATAGTTTAAGAAAAAAAGAAAATTATAAATGTTTTCGACATACGGCCCTGTACATTTCTTTACCGCCTATAAGTTCAACTTCATTATTATTAACTATACGTTTCGTGAATGGGCCGTGGGTACCATCCATGCACTCCATACACATTGCCGATAATTTGAATACTTTATCGGCAAGAGGTATGCACTCTAATATTTCTCCTATTTTTTCCTGTTTATAATTACCGTCTAAACCTGTTAATATAATGGTTTTACCATGCTTGAGTGCTTTTTCGACAAACGTTTTTAGACCTATAAAAAATTGAGCTTCGTCTATAGCTATTATATCTACTTTTTCGTAATTAAGTTCTTTTAAATTATTTGTTTTTATACACTCAAATTTCATGTTATCGTGCGTACGTAAAACGTGTTCCATACACCGAGTATCTTTGCTCGAGTTTATGACGAGAATATTTTTTCCTATGACTTCGTACCTTTTTAAACGTCGAACAAGTTCGGATGTTTTACCCGAAAACATATTTCCCATGATAATTTTTAAACTCATCTTTATTTATAACACGTTCTTTATTTTTAATATTGTTATTTAAAGATGTGAATATTATATTTAATAAATGTCCGAACCACTTATAATTAAAAGATTAACACTCGATGCGATAGTTCCTACACGTGCATCACCTGGATCGGTAGGTTACGATTTATATAGTTTAAGTGATGTGGTTATCGAACCACACACACGAGAGATTATAAGTACGGGTATATGTGCGACGATTCCTTTGGGGTGTTATGGACGTATTGCACCTAGATCGGGTTTGTCTATAAAGTACGGAATACACGTCGGTGCGGGTGTTATTGATCCAGATTATACTGGTGAATTGAAAGTCTGCCTATTTAATCTCGGATCTGTTTCTTTCGAAATTAAAAAGGGGGATAGAATTGCGCAATTAATTTTAGAAAAATGTTTAACGCCATTAATTGATGAAGTGACTGAGTTGAAAAAGACTATGCGTGCGAATAGAGGTTTTGGATCTTCGGGTACGAATTAATTAGTTTAGTTGCCAAATGCGACACCACCCATACCATTCTTAATCCTGAGAATGTTATAGTTGACCGCATAACAACGTGTAAAGTGAGTTTTACCTGTTCCAGACCCTGGTGTAGATGGGGTATTTATAGATATTTTCGCACTATCGATACGCGAAAAGTTTAAGGTACCTGTTGGTTGGGATTTATTCATGGTAAGACAGAATGGCCATGATGCAATTGGTAATTCATCACCACCTTCTGCAAGAACAGAGCAATGTCTGTCTGGAACAACGTAACGGTGGTAGTCATGGGACATGTTTTCGAAGAGTGGCGTACCGTTTATATACAGAGACGCTTCATTGAATAAATAAGTCGCACCTGTACCAGTTTTGGCAATGTGAACGGACTTAACTGGGTGATTAAAGTACGTAAGATCGATGGATGTATCCGTTTCCTCCATTGGTTGGTATTGTGTTTGTGTAATGAGGAGTTCGTGTTCTTTATTTGCGAAGAATTCGCGTTCGGCTGTATCGAGGAATATGTATGAACCGTATACTTTAAATACACCGGGTCCTGGACTGAATGTACCATTTCTGCACTTAACTCTGACTTCAACTTCATGGTATTGAAGACCGACGAGTGGGAGAGATTTTGTCCAGTCTTCACTGAAGAAGAATGGAATGACGTAGGTATTTACCGAGTGGTTATTACCACCATCATCGCAACCCGACCATGCAGATGCTTTCGCTTGGGATTCGTTATACATATGGGTATGGACAGTGTTAATAAAACCCGTGTCCATTTTACAAACTTCCTGACCGCCTATCCAGAGTGAAAATTCCGTTGGCTGTGTAAATGCAGCTTCATCGGCATTAAATATACTGGTTGGTGAATTAGCATTGTTAACATTTGCACCTTCAATCCAAAGGTAGCTTAAAAGATCGCCCTTGGATTTTATTGGTATTTTTACTTCGGCACCGGTACCAAAATCGCCGATATAATCGAGGCGTTCTGGTTTAATTGCGAAGTTAGTGTGACGTTTATAGTTTTGTCTGAAGAACGAGACTTGTGGGTCGCCTGTGATGTACACATCTTGGGCACCGACCGATACGAGGTCAATCAAAGCAGCTGACATATTTTACTAATATAGTATATTAAAAAAATCGAGCGATAACGTAATAAGAAAAATGGTCGTTTTCCAAGCTCTTACTTGGGAAACTGAAGATGACGATGAATGTCACTTGATACACATTTTTGGTAAGACACAAGATGGTCGTTCTGTTTGTGTAACAACAGAATTTCAACCGTACTTTTTTGTTAAGTTACCTCGCGATAATGTAAAAAATAAAGCTGTTATATGGTTTAATAAAATGTGTGATGCATGTCCTGATCTTGTACTTTCATATAATCTTGTAAAATATAAGGACGTGTGGGGGTTTCAGAATAACGAGGAATTCTATTACATGAAAATAGATTGTCAAACACTCGCTGATCGTAGGAGAATCGCAAATAAATTAAGACACAGATTACCTGATGAACCAAGTAAATTGAAGGTTTTTGAGTCTAATTTAGACCCTGTCCTGAGACTTATGCATAGAACTGGTATTCAATCTACTGGTTGGATGGATACGGGTGATTTGTGTGCTGATAATGATATTGCTAACGTTGATATTGATTTGGTATGTTCTGATTGGAAACAATTGAAACCTGTTGATAAACCTGAAACTGCGCCTTTTGTAGTTGCATCTATTGATATTGAGTGTAATAGTTCTACTGGTAAGTTTCCTGATGCTGATATTAAAGGAGATGCATGTTTTCAAATTGCTGTTTCCCTTTGTACTTTTGGAAGTGATGTTCCTTACGATAAAACGTGTTTTTGTTATAAGGAAACGGATCCGGATTTAGACGGGTGTTCTATTTTAAGCTACGATACGGAAAAGGATATGCTTAATGCGTTTAGTAAATACATGAGGGATATGGATATAGATATCATAACGGGTTGGAATATATTTGGTTTTGATATGGAGTATATTATGAAACGCGCTCGAATGAATGCGTGTGGTTTATCTTTTTTTGACCTGAGTAAAATAAAAAATCATCGGTGTCACATGGTTTATAAAAAGTTATCTTCGAGTGCGCTTGGTGATAACGATCTAAAATTACTTCCTATACCTGGTCGTTTTCTATTTGATTTGTTTCATGAGGTTAAGAAAGGGTATAAACTTGATTCCTATAAACTTGATAATGTTTCTAAACTGTATCTTGGAGACCAAAAAATAGACATGCCTGCGAAGGAAATGTTTGCACGTTTTATTGAAGAAGATCCCGTTAAACTTCGTGAGGTCGCTGAGTATTGTATTAAGGATACTTTGTTACCACATAGACTTTTATCAAAGTTGTGTACGCTTATTAACCTTTTGGAAATGGCGAAGGCGACATGGGTACCTCTTACGTATCTCGTTGAGAGAGGGCAACAGATTAAAGTGTTTAGTCAGCTTACTAAGAAAGCGCGTGAAATGGGGTACCTTGTCCCTGCACTTGCTTGGGGAGAAGGTATGGTCGAAGGGTATGAAGGTGCAACTGTTTTAGAAGCACAAAAGGGTGCATATTATACACCAATTACGGCACTTGATTTTGAGGCCCTTTATCCATCGATTATGATGGCACATAATTTGTGTTATTCGACACTTATAATGGATCCGAAATATGAAAATACAGATAGGTACCCGGGTTTAGAGATCGAGACGTTTGGACAGTTTAAGTTCGTTCAGAATGTACCGAGTCTTTTACCGAGTATCCTTATGGAATTGAAACAGTTTAGAAAACAGGCGAAGAAAGACATGGCAAACTCGACGGGATCTTTAAAACAAATGTATAATGGTAAGCAATTGGCATATAAAGTTTCTATGAATTCTGTTTATGGTTTTACTGGTGCGTCTAAAGGTATGTTACCGTGCGTACCAATTGCATCATCTGTAACGCGTAAAGGAAGAATGATGATTGATGATACTAAGAAATATGTCGAGGAGAATTTTCCTGGGGCAAAGGTAAGGTACGGTGATACAGATTCTGTTATGGTCGAGTTCGATGTTGGCGAACGTAAAGGTGAGGAAGCTATTAAATATAGTTGGGAACTTGGTGAGCGTGCTGCGGATGCATGTACGCACCTTTTTAAGAAACCAAACAATTTAGAACTTGAGAAAGTGTATTGTCCGTATTTTTTGTATTCAAAGAAAAGGTATGCGGCGAAACTTTGGACACAAGGTAAGGACGGGGGTATGAATATGGATTATATAGATGTTAAGGGGTTACAACTTGTTCGGAGAGATAATACACCACATATGAGAGAAGTGTGTAAAGAATTACTTGATGTTGTTTTGGAAAGTAGTGATACTGGTCCTCCAAAAGCTTTAGCTTTACAACGCGCTATAGAATTACTTGAGGGTGAGGTTCCTCACGAAAAGTTAATACTTTCACAACAATTGGGTGATTCGTATAAATCTGATAACTTATCACATGTTCAGGTTCGTAATAAAATGCGTGAAAGACAACCGGGTTCAGAACCACAATCCGGTGATAGGGTACCTTATATTCTTTTAAAAACGCACGATCCTCGAGCAAAAGCTTATGAAAAGGCGGAAGATCCTAAGTATGCGGAAGAACATAATTTACCCGTGGATTATCCGTACTATTTTTTGAATAAATTTTTAAACCCTGTGTGTGATCTTATTGAACCTTTATTTGATGATCCTAAAGAGGAAATATTTGGTGAGCTTATAACACGTGCAAAACCAAATAGACGTAAGAAAATTGTAGATGATCCAAATCAAAGAAAAATTAGTGATTTTTTTAAGACTTAAAAAAATAGTACAATATTCATGTATGGAAAAGATATATCTAGAGTGTGGTAGATATGCTTGTAGTGTAGAATTGACGAATAGAATTTTACCTGATATGTGTGAGAAAGAAAAGCGTCTAAAAAATTTGAATATGTTTATACCTTTACGTGATTATTTAAATGTAAAAAAACCTGACATGTACGATATATTAACAGATACCTTAAATTCACGACTAAAAATAGAAAAAATGCGTGATAGAATTCTTAGATTACAGGTTACACCTATTCTTTCAAACTGTACGCATAAAAGTCCGGATAGAGTAGCTGATTTTTTTGAATATATACACGGTGATTATTGTCATGTCACGACAAAAAATGGACAATTGTGTATGAATCGTCAGTGTTCGGGTAAGAAATGTAATAATCATAAAAATTCTAAATTACCTATAAAATCTATTCGGATGTTACCACCACCACCCCGAACGGATAGTGTAGAATTTGATGATATGACAATACATGAGTGTATTCGAAGTAAATAATACTAGCTTAAAAAAATGAGTGTATTAGTTTTTAAATGAATAAATCAAATATTCTTTTAAATTCTATTGATTCTTTTTATGAAATAGACGAAAATAGAATAATTCTTAAACAAATACTTAACAAATCGGGTGGTATATCATTACGTAATCTTGAGTGGTTTATAACAAATTATTCTAAGAAAAACAATTTATCATATAAAACGGGTGATGGAAAATTATTTAGCGTACACTGTGCATATAAATCGAGTTTAGATGGGTATAGTAAAAAGTTGTTCGATCCGTTTTGTCGTTCTTCAAAGATTAGTTATGTAATGCCGGGTACATCTGATGAAATTCATACGACTGTTGCACAGTTAAATTTTATCAGATGGTGTATAAAAAATAATATAATCGAGTATATAAAAGAAAATAAATCCAAATTGTTTAATAAGCGAGAGACATAGTTCCATTTTCGAACGTAAATGTTTGGTATCCTACGTAATATAAGTGTAATGTATAATCACTCGTAAGACCTTGTGTCATTTTAACGTCTAAGGTTGTTCTATTTGATTGTAATTGACTAAAATCCAGACTTCCCGATGATTCCACATTAATCGGATTCATCGAGAAAGCGTACGTGTATATATTCCTGAAAGGTCTAGATAAACGACTCGAAAAGGGTACAATGTATTTATAATATTTGTGATCGCTATCTTGCATATTTGGTATATCTTCACCGTTTACGAATATTTTAGCCGATATCATAGGTGCATAATAGAATTCATTTACGATTGAATAGGAAGTACCTGTTGAAAAGTTATATCTATTTGCAAATGCATTTTCTTTTATTGTATTTCCACCCCCGGTCGTATTTTCGTCTTCAAAAGCGGTCTGTCTAAAAAACCAGTTTATAGTTTTAACCGGGGTTTTAGGGACAAGTTCCATTTTGGCGACTTGTTCTCCACTTTTTATTTCTAACGTAGGGTGTTTTTTTACTATATCCGTTATGAACGTGTATTTAGTATTTTTAAGGTACGTACGTTCGGGATTTTCAATGGTTATTTCTTCGGTCACGATATCAAAACTATTGAGGGAATAATTTCCCGATGTGTTTGTAAAAAATGTTTTAGGGAAAAATTCAATTTCAAAAATCATTTTTTGTTTATGAATAGCACACGTTGGGAAATATGGTCGGTTAGGTTTATTCGTTTCATATTCGTCACTTTCATATTTTCTCGAAAAGAAAAGTGGTATGGGTATAAATACTTTTGAGTTTTTTTGATCGAGAAAGGTGTGATTATTAGATATAAAAGACGTGTCTTCTGCTAAATTCCTGTTTACAGTGTATCTTTTCGTTCTCTTTTCGGATTCGTCGAGGTAAAGTTCGTCGTATATTATCCCCCAATCTGCATGAAACTTTTCGACTATCATTTCATCTACACGCATGGTAACTGATTTAATGAGATGCCTACCTATTTGATCGGCGTAGTAATCTGTTCCCGCTGGTAAAGGTGGTAAATTTATTGATATGTACATATTAGATAAGAGATCGCCCATACTTCTTGGATTGAATGTTACTTTAATCGTTTCACCAAATGGCCAATTTACGTTTGCGTCACCTGGTTTTGTTATATTTGTACTTTTATGAAATTTTCTAAAACCAGCGTGTTTTTTTGGTTCATATTTGAATAACGAGTGTTCAGGGTCGGGGTTTAACAGATATTTATCCTGCTTACCTATTGCATTTAAAGAGATGATAGCTCCTGTATCTGGACCTGTGGCGTCGCACATACTACTTAATATAAACAATTTTTTAAATATCATTATATACGAGTATTTCTCGATTATGAAAATGTTTTGATACGTAACTTTGTAATCCTATGTACCAGAGTATTATATCTTCTTTTGTTAATGAACGTGACATGTATTGATTCCCTTTTCCTATTTCACGTCCTTTTAATTCACTTATGGATGGTTTTTTAAAGTTTTTAAAACAATAATTGCAAACATTTTTTACTTTTAGACCGAAAAATTTGTAATATTTATAGTTATTATGTAACCATATAGGTCTGATTTTTCTATATTTTCTTATAAGTTCTTTTGTTTCATAGTTACGACATTTTACGAATAGGTCTAAAGGATTTTGACAAACGTGACATAGACCTTTACAATAAATGTACATAAAAGATATAGTAGTTATTTTTTTATGTCCCTTGCATATTATAACCATGTAATAAATCCAGACGGTGTATCTGTATTGGGTATAAATAATAGCGTTGAAAAACCATCACCTTTACCAGAACCAGAGACTCAAAACCAAACCGAAACATCAGAAATTGAAAATAGACACGCGATAACAGTTGAAATACGTTCAGTCTATAAATTATTATCAACTTTAATGTTCTCCTTGACATTTTCTTACTTTTTATTATTTCCTTTTGGGTATGTAAATACAGTAGATATGATAATGTCTATAGTTTCTCATTATTACGTGTTTAAAAACGATGTTAAGTTTTTATCGATTCACACGATATATCTTATTTTAAGATTTGGTATAGCTATGTATTTAAAGTTTATTGAATATTTAGGGTATTATTTTGTATATTCTTTTATAAATACATGTACAATTATAACCTTAGTCGCTGATCATAATAATATTATTAGATCACAATTTCAAAGAAGACTTGATAATGTTGTATGACCAAAAAGATTTGGAAATAGCTAAGGGTTTGTATAAAAACCAAGAGGAAAAATGCGAACGGTTTGCGAGAAGTATTCATAAACTTAGACAATCTCGCAAAGAGTACGATGATAGACGTGAAAATCGAAAAATTCGGGTTCTTGAAAATATACCAGAAAAAAACCACGAAAAAAAATACGTTTCGAATATATGTCAGGCTACGACCTCGAATGGGAAAAGGTGTACTTTTAAGGCGTCGTGTGGGAATTTTTGTAGAAAACATGCAATGAAAAAATAAATGTAGTATTATATTAAATGTTAGACCAGGAAACTCTTAGACCTGTTATAATAGCGATGGCGCTTTATCTCGCAATTTCACAAATTCTTCCAGAAATTCTTAAAAAACCAACCAATATAAAATTTATTGATGATATCGTTGCAATGCTCATAGCTCAGAAAGGTTCGCTTACATCAGGAACTATTCTCACTGGTTTGATTGTTATTCTTACCAATTACATTAACGACGAATTCTTGTAAAACGTTTTCTTTAGACGTTAGCATTTGAGTTTTTGAATGATCCATGTATCGTATTTTTTTATTATAGGCATCTTCCATGAACTCCATGAGTTGTTCCATATTTGGTTTTCCCCATTGCATACCTGCTTTGTAAAGAAAATCATCTCTAGGCAATTCCTGAAGCTCACACTTAATTGTATAGGGTGTTTCTATGTACTCAGATGCACCTCCGTAGTCTGTTATAATAACGGCTTTGTTTCTAATTGCAGCTTCTACTGCACCCATACCCACACCTTCGGACGAAGAAAAGCTTACGTAACAATCTGATTTTGTATGTATTTCTTCCATAATTTCATCAGAAACGAGTTCGTTTATTACGGTTACGTTTGGTATATTTATTTTGACAGGTTGATTACATGTTGCCTTAACTATAAGTTTAGCATCTGGTTTGTTTAACCTTAAAAATGCTTCTAGAATTTTATTAAAGTTTTTTCTTGGATCGTATACGTTTCCTATATGGTAAAATGTATAAGGTCGTTTATCTGGTATGTGTGCATGTATAACGTAGAAATGTGTATTTGGAAATTGTCTTTTAAAAATTTTTTTACAATATTCACTCGGAACGGCAATTTTATCAAATAGTTCAAATAGTTTTCCATAATCTTCATGTACGGTTTCGGTTTCACAAACTGTCATACACGTTACATTTTTAATTTTACGTTTGATTTCTGGTATTTTATCAAGCCAATATGGTATTGGGAGTGCAAATATAAATGCACTATCACTTTCTGGTATATCTTCGTGTATTTGTATATATTTGGTGTATCCTACGCTTGGGAAAAGATTCATATATTTTATACAGTGCTGACCAATTCCACTCAGGAGAGTTGGACCGATGAATAACATTTAGTATAAAGATAATCTTTCTTTTATATATATTACGCAATGGACTCTGTCAGAGAACAAATTATGAATGAACAAGCTAGATCAAAAGTTCGTACCGAGGAGCTTTATAATATTATTAAACAGATTGCCGATCATATTGATCCACCAAAACCTGTTATACTAGCCCCAGCCCGTTCTGCACCAAAAACTCCAGCTCCAGCTCCAACTCCAACTCCAGCACCAACTCCAGCACCAACTCCAGCACCAACTCCAGCCCCAGCCCCAGCCCCAGCTGCTAAGAAAGTTACTAGAGCACGAAAACCTGCTGCTAAAAAGTAAATTTACATAGGCATATGTGACATGGGGGGTGGTACAGGTGGTCTAGTTTTATTACTTATAAAATAGAATCCACCTCCCACAAGAGCTATAAAGATAATAAGATAATATAAAGGGTATTTCTTCTTTTTTTCCTTTTCCATTTTTTCGATATCATGTTTATCCGGAAGTTTTTCAACATTTATGTTGAGTTCATCTATCTTCCCGATAAGTTTGTGTAAGGCTTCTAATATCTGAACTTCCCTGTTTATAGGTTTTTCTTTAACATCAACCGAAGTAACTTCCAGTGTCATAAACCATTCTGCATCTGATTGTAACGATGCGTATGTGTTATCTGCTCTTAATTCGTATATTTCGAAATTAAGTTTTTGTATGGATATGGGATTAAACAGATTAGTTTTTCTATTGAAACCACGCCACTGTTTATCGTGTTGTTTATAATTATTTGGACCGTCAAATTGGCGTTCAAGTGCTACGCGTGCAAATACCTGTCCTTTACGTTCGTCAAGCATTTGTGCAGGTTTTGGTACATCTTCGCATATTATATCGATGTATTTAGCACCACTACCAGTTCCACTACTGGTTGTACCAACTTGTGTAACATAGAAATCGACTAATTTTAAACCACACACTTTACTCATATCTGCAACATGAGTATTTGAAGTGAGGTTAAGGTCTAATGTGAATTTATTATTTGTACCCGTAATAAAATTAGAGTCAACTGTTATGTACTGTATTTTTTTAGGTAATTCCTGGAGTGAAACCATCTTGTATTTACTATATAAAAAAATAAATGTAAATATAAGCAGTTAAAATGTATACATTCTATTCTAGTGTGTGTCGATTAATTAAACCATCTAGTAGTAATAGTTGTAATTCTAGTAAAGAGTTTAAGGAATCAAATTCTAAGTCTTCTTATGAATCTCTTACCCCTAATTTATACATATCTAAATCGTATAAAACTATATCAGCTTTAGATGAACAGGGAAAAAAAGTTATGTTGGAAGTGGAAGTTTTTGATCCAATGTTTGCAAGATACTAACCTAAGTTAAAAAATATAAATAAAGAATTAATAACTTTAACATATAAATGATATGGACTACATGCACTTACACACTTACGACTACAAACTCGCTTTCTGTCAAGCGACAAATGAACTCTGTGAAGACGTTCAAAGGCTTATATGGGAAAAATCCCAAAAATACGACTATGAAAATCTCATGTGTCCAGGAGCCCCACGAAAAAGGGGGAAAAATACACGATTCACAGAAGAAAGACTCCAAACGTTGGTTAGGAAATGGAGGGATAAATGGGGAGAACCAATTGTATAATCGTATGAAAACACTGGCTTATGAAGAGTTTTCTCATAAAGATTTTAACCGAGAAGAGTACGATTCGTATTCATTGGTTTTATACAGAACAATGTTAAACGAATTAGAATACGAAAGACGTAATTTGAAATATACAACTATTTTTGGTAATAAATGGAGACATTTATCAAAAAATAAGGATCCGTTTTTATACGATAAAAAATTAAACGATATACAGATTCGTATAAACGAATCGATCGGAAGATCGGAAGAGTTTCTTGAAAAAGAAAGAGAATTTAAAAAAAAATATTTCAATGACGAAAATATCAATCTCGATATAATATAATAGATACTTAATGAATAGAGTTTAATGTAATATAATAAATGTTAAGTATAATAAACCCTGGTAGTAAAACACTCAGAATTTCGTGTCCCACAAAAAGGAAGGAGGGTATAAAAGAGTATGAAGATATAAAAACTAAAATAAAAAAATCAACTTTACGATACGGTGCTGCAGTTTCTACATATCATTTTATTTTTCATACACCCGTAGACGGTGTATCTGCAAGTTTAGGTATTATCGCTTCTTATGTTTACGTAGATTCACTTTCATCGTATGTCGATAATATAGAAAAATCGTTTGGTTTGAATAAAAGGTTATTGGTACCAACGTGTCTTGCATTATTTGAGTCTATGTGGAATTCACACGATTTACCTTTTGATTTTAATATGGGAGCAACACTTTTGGGGTTTTTAGTATATAAAATGGCTTTTTATCAGATTTTAGCTGAAGAAATTTTAATGAATAACGAAGACCTAAGTCGTCTAGATGAAATATAAAAATCAAAACTAAATATCCAACAATGTCTGTTTTTTACGAATTATTGAAAAAAAGTACAAGCCTTGAACAAGTTGAAGAGATGAATGATCTCATTTCTACTGTTGTGAGTAATGGTCAGCTTGATATGGACCTATGGGGGCTTAAACCTGATGGTAATTTTCCGAGTGAATGTAATCCTATGGATTTTGAATACCTTGGTTTTATTGGTTTAAGCAAACCAGAAGGAAAGGAAAATCTTCGGTTTGTTGAATTTGTTCATGAAAATAAAGGATGTGGAGGTATTATGAAACCCTTTCTTGAAAGGCTTACTAAACACTTATCTAAAGATAAGAAAGATATGTTATTGATTCCGCGTGTCATTCATCCTAAATCTAAAGAATTTTGGAAGGAATGTTTAAGTAAATATTTTACTAATATTCAAGACGGTGAAAATTTCATTTTAAAGAAAAAAATCCCAGACGTTGTGAATTGGGTAGAACTGACTAATATTATTCCTTCTAAACCATTAGAAGAAGAATAATCTTACTTAAACAAATACATTTATAAGTTGTTATATACATACAAAATACAATGCCGTACCTTACACGTGAATTATTAAAAAACTGTACTTCCCTCGTTAAACTTGAACACTTAAATGGATTGTGTTCGAGTCTTTGTGGTTTTTCGTCCGAGGTTTATGGATTGCGCACCGAGTTCGGATATCCATCACACCTTATGTCTAGGGATAATAAAAATTTTATATCTTATATTGGTATTCATAAAAATAAATTAGAAACAAGTTATGGTCAAGCACACTTTATTACTTTTTATCACGAACCTAAATCTATTACATATGGAACCAAGTTAGGTATTTTGGAATACATGTATGATATTTACATGGATCATGCACACGATGAACTGTCTGAAAGTGGGTATAGAGGAAATAAACATTTTTCTGTTGAACTTTTTCCGTATAAGATAAATTCTAAGAATTGTGAATATTGGAGAACAATTATTGAAGATGATTGGGGAGTGTGTGATAAAATTTCACTCGAAGATTTAATTGATGATTATGAATTGAAAAATAAAGTTAAATGGGATAAACTTCATCGCATGTTACCAGAAAACATCGACGAAATGTACAACGATACCGAATTAAGTGATGACGAGGGTTCTTTTGTTGATGAAGAAGAAACTGACGACGAACTCGAAGAAGGTGAGATTTTAATGAGTGATTCAGAGGCCTAAGTGAATAAAAAATAAAAAAAATAAAAAAAATAAAATGCGTCCAAACTGTCCCTACGAGAACTGTTATTGCAGAGCTGGTAAGAACGGATTCTGTTTAAAACATAAGGAGATCGGTGAAGCTGTAGAAGCTTTACTTTTACTCTCTAAAGGAGTTAAAAAATAAAAACATTTAATAATTAGTAATGTCTAATAGTGATGCTACACTTCAAAAAATAATGGCACTTATAGATGATCATTCGGAAGAGATACCAGAGGGTGATTATTTAGACATGTGTAATAAACTTCGTGATATTTTTAGAGACCAACACCCCCGTCGCATCCGTACGCTTCCTAATACCTTACGTATTAATCCAATGGATACGATTTTCCAAAGGTGTATGGTTTTAGTTAGAAGACGTAAAGAATTAAAAAAAGATTTGCATTCTACTAAACCTCGAATTAGAATTACTTTACGTGTAAAACAAGAAGCGCTCGATGCATATTGTAGTGCCATGGATTTACCTTTGTGCAATACTTTGGAAGAATTATATGCGTTGGGACATGAACCACTCGATAATTTCTTTGAAGAGTATTTACAATTAACTAATGAACATAGACGACGTGAAAGAGAGAGATATATAAAACAATTAGATGAAATTGAAAATGAAGTTACTAATATTTGTCATTTTATTACAGCAACTCAAAGTTTAATGAATGCGTTTTATGCAGTTCAAGTTGGTGTTGCAGGTATTAATGATTGATTTTATGTAAATAAAATAAACCTAAGTTAGTTTATATTAATAAAAAAAATAAGTTACTAAAAATGGAAGCACTTACCAGTTTAATGTCTAAAATTGACCTCAATTCCAAGATTATCCCCGAAGGTGATTATCTTGAAATGTGCAATTCAATTAAGGAAGTTCATAAGGTTTTAAAATATTGTCCAGCAAACATTGCTGATTATTCATCATCTGATGATGAAGATTTTAATATGGTACCTGTGATTTCTCCGGTTACACCACCCTTTTCAACTGTAGATAGAAGAAATAACAGGAATAGGTATTATGAAGAAGAAGATTTAGCTAATGCAGATGCAGATGCAGATGCAGATGATGACAATGTTATTACAACCGATCCAGCTGAAAGAGAAGAGTTATTAAATTATATTAACTCAATACGATTACACGAGAACGATGTTGTTAGAAGAGTATTACCACGTCTTGCGATACCTAACGAGACTATGTATGATGAACGTGGTCCGTTTATTAATGAATTGTCACAAGTAGAACAAGAAAGACACGATGCGTTCGATGCATATATGCATGAAGAATTGGATAAATTGAATGAAGAAATAACAACGAAACTGAAAGAAAGAGCTAAATTAAAACCACGTCAAAGAATTACGGCGGTTGTTCGTAAAGACGCTGTGAGAAGTCGCGCTGGAGAACTCGGTTTTCGATTATCGAGATATACTGTCGGTGCTCTTTTGGATAAGGGACACGATGTAGGAGATGTAAGAAATTTTTACAGATCCTACCTCGAGGATTATAACTATGAGATTGAATGTAGAATAAACGATTTAGACGATGAATTGGATATACTCCGAAGAGATAGAGATGAACTTTTTACTGCAATGAATATTGAAATATAGAAGTTTTTAATCAAATATAATTTTACACCATTTTTCATTAATATTACCGAAAGGTGAATATTCAAACAATAAATGTATTAACGCACCTGATATAATGAGTACCCACGCACCTTTGTATATAAATTTTTTAATACCCATCACTAAAACGTGTAATAAAATGCCGATGAAAAGTGCTTCGAGAATGACTGTAGTAACAGGCCGCATATTTTATATTATATAATAAGATTATTTTTAAAAATATTATCTCGTGATATATAAAATGGTACTTGTTCTTATCATTCTATTTATCATATTATTGATACTTGGGATACGTCGTAGTTTTCAGAGTGAATCTTATGAAGTTAATTGGGAGGTTAAGAATTGGTTTTATCACGTTAGTTCTAAAGAAAAATGTAAAGATTGTAAAACGTGGAGACAAGATCGTAGACCACTTTTTACTATAAGATGGAAGAATGAAGAAGGTGTTGAAAATATTAAAAAATGGATTATTATTTTTAAGGATGATAAAAATAAAAAAATATACGAGATAGAAAATAATGAACCAAAGAATTTAAAAAAGGGTAAAATTGTAACTATAACTGTACCACATATATCTGAATTTGCTGAATATGTTGATAAAGATATTATGGTGAAAGTTTATTACGATGAAGTTAAATACGTAAATAATACGTATAATACAAAATTTAGGATTACTTCAGAACATATTAACAACGTTAATATAAGACACGGTCACAAGTTTCCGAGTACTGAAATTAAAAAGGAAGAAGCGGAGCTTGTGGATTGTAAAGGTGCATGGAAAAAAACGGGGGATAGGAAGAGGGATGATAGGTATAGTTACCAAGATTGGAAATATCAACATTCAGTGGCTAAGAAAGGGGAGGGTAAAGATTGTCGCATAGATAATTCTAAAAATATTACTGTAAAATGGGTAACTGATAAAATTCTCCCTATTTTTACACGCGATCCTAATACGGTTAAAAAGTTAGAAACTGAACCGGATTATCACTCTAAAATGGCCGATACTTTCGATGATTATACACCCCCTGCACCACCTCCACCTCCACCTCCTATTTATCCCGATTCACATTATATGTTAAAAGGTGGTCACTGGTATATTATTGGTAATTACAAAAATAGACTTAGAGTCACACAAGATTATAGGTTATTTTTTGACGATAGTTTTAAAACCAATGCAAAATCTATACCAGCTTGTGCGAGTTATTTTTATATTCAAATGGTAAAACCAGAAGGTGATGATAAGGATCAAGATTTGGGACCTCGGTTTTGGTTGAAGAATAGATATACTAAAAGGTGGGGGAGAGTTACCCGTCCTACGAAATATGATGCAGATACTCGCGTACATTTTGATCTTATTGATTCGCCGGATAAATGTTGGGTAAATGATGCATCTATATTCCAACTTAAAGATGGTTATTTGTATGCAGATGGTAAGGTATTGAGAAATGGTCAGGAACCACCCTCCCACACTTCTAATACTAATCAAGTAACATATAAGCAGCCTCGTAATAACGATCTTTATAAGGAATTACACGGTTTGAGTGTTATTCGTCAAGATACGGCGGAAAAGAGGGTAGTAAAATGTATTTTTCCGGGTGAGACTAAAGAACGCCCTGATCCAAGTAAGGATAAAGGGGATAAGGAGATGTGTGTATGGGAAGACTCGAGTTCGAGTGTGGGAGGAAAAGAGGTTGTTGATACTAGGTCCTGTAAGCCCCAATTCACTCAAGAACAATGGTTCAGAAAAATTCCTGATAAATATAGAAAACAAGAATACGAGGAAGGAGTTCAAAAAACAACGGGAACATATGAACATGAAAAATATGGTACTACTAAAACTGAAGTAAGACCTATACCACAGAAACTTCCTATTTATTATGGTTCGGATGTACCCACGAATGCTGCCGCAATGCAAAAAGGTTTTAATAATGCTGTATATGGTATTAACGAGTCCTGTAAAAATTTAAAACCTGGTTCTGAATGTGATAACTATGAATATAAAGGAGATGACGGCAAAAATAAATACGGGGGGTACACGTTTTCAACCATATCATATTTATTGGGTTTTCATTATTATCAATGGGGATATCTTAATAAAAATTCAATTAATCCAGCTTGGCATTATAAGAAAAACAACGATCAAAGTGCTATTAAGCCATGTAAGACACACGATCCGGAGAAATTGAAAAAAGATAAATTAAAGGCGTTGGGTGTAGAGGAGGGTAATGATAATATTATAATACCCGTAGATGGCATGAATCGTTTAACAGAGGTAATACCCGTGTTTAAATCGACAAAACCGAACACTGCATCCATGTTTGGGTATGCAAGTATGCCAAACTCACCTACAAAAATGCAATCTGAGACTGTTAGCGATCGCAAGGGTAATGAGGTTAGACATATACCACCAGGGTTCGGTGATTCTATAGCCAGTTTTTTGGGTGGTATGGTAGTGGGTGATCGTGCAGCAAATTGTGTCCATGTTTATAAGACTATTAATCTGGAAGAAAGTAAAAAATATACTTCTAATAAGAGGTTAGTACAAACTCTTAATCCACCACGAGAGATAACGGTGAGTGGTAATAAGGTAACCGGGTTACATAATTTTGGTAGTTGTGTAGCTAGCTTTAATAACGAGATTGCTGTTACATGTTCGGATAGTAAGAATAAAAATTACGTTCTTATTTACGAGCTAGATACTAGCGTTTTGGCCGCCGCCGTCGAAGGTAAAAGGGCCGATGCATTTACATACAAATACCCACTTGAACCAATTATTGATAATGATTGTCAATATGTAATTAAGGGTAAAACAAAGGATTTAGGTGATAATAGAAAAGAAATTCCGTATTATAAGGACTGTGATAAAAACCTTATAGATCTTATAAATAGAAATAATTTTGGTATTTCTATACAGTATATTTCTAATAATAGACTAGCTGTCGGACAGGGACCATCTTTTTGGATGGATGGACTAACTTTACGAGTTGCAGATGAACGTGTTATTATTTTTAAAAAGGTTCCACAAAAAGTAGCTGATGGTTGGGAGGTGGCTTGGAAATACGAAACCGAAATAAAAAACCCAGATCCGTACACTGTTAAGAAGGACGGTGCATTGTCATATGAAATACCATTAGGATTTGGAACTTCTATTGCCGGTGGTTGGAACACACTAATGATTGGTAGTTGGGAAAGTGATAAGAGAAAGGGTGCTGTACATGTTTATGACTTTGTAGATAATAAATTTAAGCATAAACATAAAATAGTTCGAAGTGACGGTAGGAAAAACGATTATTTTGGTATGGACATTGTGTATATTGACCAACATAAGACCTTGATTGTTAGCGCACCTGGTTCTGGATATACAGTAGGTAAGGTATATATTTATAAAAAATCAGATAATGGATGGGATGAAAAGCAGGTATTACAGGGGAAATATAAGAGTTATGAGTATAGTCCGGGTTCATCACTTCCCTCACAAGAATTTTTTGGGTATTCTATGGCTTCTCACAATGATAATAAATATTTATTGATAGGTGCGCCCGGGGGGAGAGTAACATATAAAGTAGTATCTGGAGATAGTGATAAAACAGCGATAATAGAGACTTTTAAAGATGGTCGGTCTTCGTTAGAACACGTACCTTATGAAGAAACTAAAGGTGATATCCGTGAAGGTTTTGTGTATATGTATAAGAGGCAAAGTGATGGTACATATAAATACCATATGATAATACATAGAGGTAGTACTTCGGATTATATTCCTGAAACATCTGCCGCTTTTGGATCTCAAGTAAAATCAGATGGACGTCATAACATAATTGCATCATCTTATCCAATTAGTGAGTCTAAGAAATTTAACGAACCTCAAGTGTATTCGGCTTCAACAGAAAGACCACGTCACGTATAATGGATTAAAAATAAAATAAATTCTTATAATAAATATGATTGTAGCATTAGTGCTCGTTCTTTTCATATTTATTATAATTACCGCAGTGTTATTAATTTTAAAAAAGAAGGGCAAACTTAAAAATTTAAAAAC